TAGAGACGATCAGGACTCGGAAGTTAGACCTAGGGATTCCAGGTCAGCCGGTGCCAGTCCAGCGGAAATAAGGGACTCTTGGAACTGAAGTAGCTGTTTCACAGCGAGATCGTTCGATCGAGAGTTAGGCCGCAGGATCTCTACCAACCCTTTCTTCGATTTGAAGGGAGGGGCAATAGGGACCTTTTTGGCCACCTCGACTTGGGCTTCATAAGCCTCATGGGGTATTCCCTTTCCGTACGAAGAGCAATCGGAGCGCTGCTCCTCACTCTGGAATGTGAATTCCCGGGCGAGGGCGGCGTGCCACCTAGCTTCGTTATCTAACGAGACTAGATGGACAATGTCCGAGTGCACCTTCGTAAAGACTGTCATTAGGACAATCAAATACACGGAGAACGGTAACCGAGTAGAGAGCGTCTCCCACGCGCTGAAGCTGCTCGAGGCAGCCTTCGAACCCCTCTTCACGAGTTTGGTTATTCTCGCGATCGAGTGGTTAACGAAGATGTCACGAGCGTCGGACTCCGAGTCGTTGAGAGCAATCTCATCGACAAGGAACTCTTGCTCCTTACCTAATACCCGTGCACCCAAGGCATACGCCTTGGACACGGCATTAAAGGTAAGGTCTTTGATCCCCAAGGCCTGCAATCGTGCAGGTACAGGCATCAGAGCAAAAACAAGAGCCAATCCGGCTTCAAGCGGTAATACTCCTTTCGTCAGAGCCCGGGCTATACGTTTGTATGACCCGGGACTGGCAAAAAGTCGTATTATCCGCGCAAAGCGCAATGGGTCTTGCATAAGCCCAGCCCAACCTCTTCGGATTGCACGGAAAGCTAGTTCTAGACGGCTGTTAGGCCCTCTAATCATTAGTTCTTCGCACAGCGATAGAGGAGAGACATTTAGGTTCCCAACCCATGTTTGGTTCGCGAAGTTGAAGCCTCCCTGATGGGAGACATACGATTTCGCTAACCCTACTGGGATTGAGAAAATCCTAGTTAGACCTATGTAAGCTTCCGCTAACCCTTGCCCTGCAATTACCACATCGTCTCCAAGTACCCGATACGTCGGACGGCTGTGAGACCGCCTCGCTGCATAGAGCACGAGAAGGTGATGCAGGACTGCTAGTGCCCCCCAAGAGGAGTAAGCCCCCATGGGCTGACCCCGGGTATATCGATATTCTCGGTATACCTGTTTATCTTGAGGATCTGGGAAATAGCGGAATGATCGATCGGTAAGCAAGGAAAACCATGCTTCTACTAAAGGCTCTCCAAAAAGGGGCCGGAAGGCCGCTTTATAGAGCTCTAACGGGATTAAGTCAGTCGCTGACTTTAGGTCATAAGAATATACATCCTTATGGCCCTCCGCGGCAAACGATTCGGTCGCCCCTTCTTGATTGAAGGTGGCATCTTGCGGAATTCTCCGTAAGATTCCGAAAAGGTAGTCGTGGATTGGTCTCAATGAACATTGAGTCCAATAATCAACGATGGCGAAAATCCGAACCTTCCCCGCGGCCTCGAACTTTAGGGAAAGTTTCCCTAGTCCGAAGTCGCGAAGTCGGTCGTTAGCTGCCTTTCGTAGGTGCACGGTACGATCGTCACCTCTTTCGAGGTCACGTTTCGTCTCCAAGCGAACCATATCGAAAAGCTCTCGGAGCGTGATACGCTTTCCGAGGTAACGGTCAGGGAGTAACCCATGTCGACTTAAAAAAGCGACATCAAGGTCACCCTTCGGATAATTTGGTTCCTCCGGAAGGAGGTCCCAAATCCGGGTCAGTTTGCTCACGTCATCTTGCTCCCACGCAAGGGTGTCTAACCCTGCGGCGAGCATAGAGACGGGGCCATTCGGACCCGCTGTCCGAACGGCTATTGGTTGCGGCGGCTTCAGTTCAAGGATGTGTCCCTCACGGGACAGTCCCTCACGGGACCAGTATCCTCGGCAGAAGCTTTCGAAAGCCAATAGTTCTTCCGGATCAATCTCGGGATGTGGTGATTCTATCGATGAAAAATCAGGTTCACAACCAGGGATGATGAACGCTTTGTAGCTGTTCAGCATCGTGGTGTAAACCCTGATGAAGAGTAGGCTCCGATCGCGTAGACCAGAACGGACCCCCACCGGTAACCACCGGGGGAGACCCGAACGGTCGACAGCGATAGGGAACCCTAGTCTCCATGGATCTTTTATCGGTTCCCCCATTAGGAAACTGTTTAAATAAAACAGGCTCCCTTTGAGGAGAATCACAGTACCGCGAATTCCCTGAGTTTTACTTCGCTGTACCAGATACCGGCTTACTATGGAAAGATCCCTGGTGAAACCCCGAGCCCTGATTGCGCCTCCTGCCCAGATATGGACTATATTAGTCCATTTTCCGAGCATTTCCACCGCCTTTTCGGCGGGGAGCGAGACCATCAGGTCATGGCCTCTCAGATTCCAACCGCGGAAATAAGAAGCAATGGTATTATACCATGCTCTTTTTCCCAACGACCCAGAATGGGGAGTTTTGGTCTTTTGAGAAGCTTCGGGCACTTCACCGGCTCTTGCCAGAACAGCCAGCACAGCGTCTTGCGACACCTGTACTCTTAGCTGTATTTTGTACTCCTTCTCAGTGAGATACAAAATACCGGAGGGGTCCAGCGGGTCGACTACTGCGAAGTAGCCGGCTCCCACTTTCGCCCAGTCCACTTGAGGATACAAGGGATGAAGGGGAAGTTGCAGGCACGGGATAGATACATGGATAGCTCGCACAAACGGCTTCCAGAGTTCACCGCCTCGATGGAGACTGACTTGCGTCAGTAATCCAAAGGTACGGATTGTAATTTTGGTCGTTGTTTTGTACATAGTGTTTAATTATGGGTTGGTTCAAACCTGAGTGGGCATTTGCCTGACCTCCTTTTCCAACGGATGTTGGGAGAGTAGGCCGAGCGAGGCTCTCACAAATCTCGGGGGTCAGCTGTCACTCCTACCCGCCTCCCACGTAGTGGGCAGGACAGGTGTAAGGGGTAATACTGATACCTCGAAGCTAGTGGTCTTTCAACTATTTAGGCTGTGCGAGACTAAGGTTTGGAGAGTCTCATCCAAGGAGGCTCTCCCTCACGGGAGTTTACCTCAATTGGACACAACTCGTTGAAAGGACTAGCTGCCTCTTTGCATTTCGGGGACATAAGGCAAACTTATGCTGGAGGGGGTTCCTTGAGGAAGGGACTTCAGGTCCCGGAGGAGCAATACCTCCC